TCCACATAATATCTTTAGCTTGCTGGAAAGTAGGACCTATGTAAAACACATCCTTACTTTCTGATTGTAGAGCTTTAATAATAAGTATCCAAGCTGCCAATCTAGACTTACCAAATCTTCTTCCTGCACTTACAACCTTAAATCTAGCGGTACTATTAAATATCTCTAGTTGTGCGGGATGTAACTTTACATCTAATTCTTTACTCACTACTGGCTATCTTAATAATAGTCTCATCTATCTTAGACTCTTCAATAATAACACCTTCGTCATACTCTAAAGGTTCTTTTTTGTCAGCTTCTATTATTTTTTCTGTAAGACCACCAACATTAATAATAACATTACCTTTATTTTCTGAAGACCTAAACTCTACTGCCTTAGTGGTAGGAATGATTCTATCCATACACATCTTAAGACAAGTCCTGTCACCTTCGAGCGCTAAGTCTATAACCTTCTGGACAATTTCTGGTCCTTTGTTAGACATTAACTCTCTGCTTAGAGCTGTAAACTTATTGACGCTACCTTTAGGTCTACCCTCTGGATTCAGAGACTTCATTCCCTTAAATAAATTAGGCGAACCTTTTTTCTTTGCAGACATTAACTTTGAGCTCCTCTTTAGTGTACTTAGGTTCTCTTTAGTTTTCTGTCTAAAGTTATTATTAAAGTGATAACTATAATGATAATTCTAAAGGTTGGTTCTAAAAGAAGCCTTTGATTTAAATCTTATCTATAGTAATATTATAGCATACTTTTCTATGATTGTCAATAGCAGATGTGTCTTTATTTCACTAAAGTCCCTCTCCGCACCTCCAGTTTCTAGAATTCCTCTAGTAAATAACAGGATTTACCCAAATTCACTCCAATCTGCGTATGAGCCTAAATATATACACACGCGTACCAAATGAGCCTCCCCGGGGGTCATTCTTAAGTAGCACTCAAGCGGACTCAAGTACACATATAGAGGGACTGATGACACTCAAGCGGACTCAAGTACTCATATGTGAGATAAAAGAGAGTATGAGTTAGACATTAGAGACACCTTGAATCCTGACACCGGTGTCAACATTAGAAACTAATTTAATACGATTGTTTAAAGATCGCTTGCACTTGTGTATAATCAACCTATCACCAGCGCTTATGCTGTTGAGCTAGAACCATAAAAACTCTAGCATTATCAATAACTTAAAGGATAAACACAATGAAAGCAACTACTACTAAAGCAACACCAACTGACTTTGATATTGAAATTAAAGCAACAGCGGCACGCAACCTATTCGACACTAGCAAGACTGATGTTGAGTATATAGATAACGTAATTGATACAGCCGGTAAGATATCAAACGGTGAGAATACAGTCAGTGACTTCTTAGTTGAAGTGTCGGACGATAAGCTAAAGCGTACTAAGTATATACAGCGCTTGAACCACCTGAACAACACACTTACTACTGAAGAATTAACAGCGTTCAAGAAGAAGATACACAAGATAGTTAAAATAACTAACAAGAAGAAGACTCAAGAACGTATATTAGGCACTGAAGCTTGTAAAACTACTAAGTGGAGCATTCGACTTGCGAAGACTGATGATGTTAACAACGGCTTAGCGCTAGAGACTCAAAAAGGAACATATAAAGAGTTTGTAACACCTATCGAGCCTACAGTTGAAAAAGCACCAGAAACTCTAGCAGATACAATAGCTAATTGGTTAGAAGCTAATGAGCCTGAGACAATGGCAAAAGATAAGCGCAAGCCTTTTAATGATGATGTCATCAACTCAAGTCAAATGCTAATTACAAAGGTTCTATTAATCAAAGGCAAATAGCACCAACACTAGCAACACCAAAGCCCACGTTAATTCGTGGGTTTTTTTTGTCTGTAATTCCTGACACCGGTGTCAACACTTGAGCACCTATTGACTATCATCTATAGCTGTTATATTATGCTCACATATTGAGCAAGGGCTTACTATGGGTTGACCCTTTAAAGTCTCTATATGAGCAAATATAGAACCCTAATAATACAATTAATCAAAGGATATGTATGAAAACAATAAGAATAGGAACAAATGACTATTCCAAAACTAAAATCAAAAATAATATAATGAAGACTTATTTATTGAGAATAGAAAAGGAAAATAATCACTGGTATCTAGAAGCAAATAAATGGGCTGTTGAAGTCTCTGAATTTCTTTTAAGCTTTACCGGTCAAAATGTCTCAGTGCAACAGGTTTTAGGTGTTGTTTCTGCATTATCACCTATGCAGGAATGGAATAAGAATAAAGAAATAGCAATTGAGTTGATTATGACTGGTAACACTGGATATATGGAACGTGGTAAGCAAAAAGCAAGGGATATTTTATCTATTCCATACGTTTATCATAGTTTAATGAGTCCGGCTCAAATAGACGATAAAATACAGACTATATTAAACGGTGAGAAAACGAAAACATTCTATGAAAATATGGTCTATCCGACGCGCTCTGGCGGTGTTACTGTTGACCGTCACGCAATATCTATAGCGATTGGACATATTGCAGATGATAAAGAACAATCTATTTCTGGTGCGGTATATACATTCATAGAAAACTGTTATATAATGACAGCAGAAACATTAGGACTTGCACCGTTACACTTGCAGTCTATAACGTGGCAGACTTGGAAACGTATCAAGTAAATCGTGACACTGGTGTCAAGAATTTAAACTAAAGACTGGGAGGTCTAAAATGATTAGGGAATTAATAACAATTACTGAAAGTTCCGGCGAGGTTGAACATACTTTTTTTGAAACTGTTCGAGATGCTCAGACTGACCAAGAAATACTTGAAAATCTTTTTGGTGAGTTGGACTTGGAAGAGTCAAAGGAAAATCTTAGAAATGGTTTTTTAACTAGAGATTGGAGCAGTTTTGTTTGGGTGGATAAACGCTCACCTATAACAGAAACAGAAGAAGCTGTTTTAATTAAATTTAATATAATATAGGAGTTAATATGACTGAGCAAGAAATGAAAGTAAGTAAAATAGATTTATTCAAATCGTGGGGCTATGATAACCCTTCAAAATTACCATATGGTGAACATATGATGATTGCCCCTGAGCCTGAAATAAGGCAGAACCCCTACTCAGGGGTTAAGGTAGAGTTAAACCCTGTCGAATTGGCAGTATTTGACCGCCTGATGGACGCATATCACACACATATAGACATTGGCAATCGAGGTGATTATAAAGAAGCTAAAATTTTATATTCTGAATACAATATGGGTAAGAATTGGTTCATTGAAAATAACATTGAAGCTTATATGGACTTAATAGATTAGGAGATTTTATGCAAACTTATGCTTACAAACTAGTTAGGAAACTAAAAAACGGTGATATTGCACCACTATTTATTAATAAGACTCAGCGTCTGCAATTTAACAAGAAGTATTACGCTGAGATGCACGAAACTAAGGGGTTTAAGGTTCGTAAGGGGTGGCACTGTTGTGCTACTCCAGATGCACCACACCTATCCAAAAAAGGCAGAATATGGGTCAAGGTATTGATTGATGACTACAAACTGCACGTCAGACCGGACTCTCAAGGCGGATTATGGTATACTGCCAACGAGATGACGATTACACAACAACTTACTTTTTAAATTAGGAGATTTTATGGAAATTAATATATATACAAGTGACATCAGAGATTTTGACAAGGAAGTTGACAGAAAACTTGATGTCAGAGAGGAGTATGGCTCCGATTTGTTTGATGAAAGTGGCAGACTGAGTTGGCTTAAGTACCCATACCCTATTGATTCTTCTACTTATTTAGGTATAATGATGGCTATGCAAGGTCAAATTAGTATGTTAGAAAAGACCGTAGAGCATCTTAAGAACAAAATAGGGTGGGTTAGTGGTTATGATGACCACCGTTTCACTGTAGAGAAAAGTTTAGAATCGCGTATAACTGAACTAGAAACTGCTCTATTTGATGGTAAGAATAACTCAGAACAATCTTTATATGGAGAATAATAGTGAATAAAAAACCTTTAATAAGCAGACTAGCTAAAATCTACAAAGAGCAACAGTACACATATTTTGTTACTGATGGCGAGGGTAACTGTCTCGCTGAAAATATGACAGAAACTGATGCTAGAATTTATGCTATGAAAGACAGTGGTTGGTCTATTGGTAGAGATACTAATCCGGACTTACCTTTTTATAATGATGATGGCGTTGAGATAAGCTATGAAAATAAAGACATATTATCCGAGGAGGATTTGAATGACTAACCCTAATAACAACAAGAACTTTAATGACGAAGCCCTAAGGATTAATAGGACATTAAAAAAGAAACTTGATAAGGTTAATAAAATCGTTGATGAATGTATTGCTTGTGGGTATAAGCCTAATGAAGATATATTTAAGATATTAAAAGAGGTTTTATCGTGAGATGTAAATGTTGTGATAATTTATTGACTGAATGGGAGTCTAAAGCTAGAGACCCTAAAGAAAAGAGTGAGTTTCTAGACTTGTGTGGTGTCTGTAGATACCACTCCAATCCCTATTCTTATCTTGATGATGACGAGATACTAAATAAACTTGATATAACTGTTGACTCTGGTTGATAAATAGTTTAAAATATTACTATAGATTCAATTAAAGTATTAATCATTATGATTATCACTTTAGTTGAGTCTTTAGTTTAGTTTGTGGTGTTTCTATAGACCGGCACTGCAATCTCTTTTATAGGTCTTGAGGAAATTATATGATTACTACAGGTATAGCAAAGTACGTCTATCTAGACAGTACAGAAAAGTTCAACGGTGAGGACACAGGTAAGTACACACTTACTGTCGCTGTTGATGACAAGGAAGCCAAGACACTAGAGAAAGCCGGTGTCAAGGTACGCACTATCAACACTGAAGATGGAGGGTCTTATAGAGCGCGTAAATTCTCTACTAAATACCCGTTATCTTTCGAGATGATAAAGACTGACGAGGGCGAAGCAATCGGTCACGACTTTGGTGCTGAGTCAGAGGTGCAAGTGCTGTGGAAAGCAGGTCAAGCCCACCCACAACACGGAGTAGCAACATACTTGACTGCTGTCAAGGTCACTAATCGTACCGAAGGGTACAAGTCTGCAGATGCTGAGACGAGTGAATTCTTTGCCTAAGCAATCTACATTCGTAGAGCATAAGCCCTGTCCTGCCTGCAGAAATGCAGGTGGGGATAGGTCAGGAGATAACCTGTCGATTTATTCCGATGGTCACGGTTATTGCAATGCGTGTGGTCACTACCAAAAAGATGACACCGGTGTCAACAATTATATAGAGGAGAAAAAGCCTATGCAAACAATCACACCGAGAGGTGTATCTAATGCGTCAATTAAAGACAGACGTATATCATCTAGCATCACATCAAAGTTTGGTGTGACTGTAAGTTACGACAAGAAAGGTCAGATAGAGAAACATTACTATCCATACTACGACTCTAACGAGAGCAACAGGCTACTCGGCTATAAAGAGAGGACTGTCGCAACTAAAGAGTTTCAAATCATTGGTACTAACAAAGGCTCAGGTCTGTTCGGACAAAATGCTAATCGCTCAGGCGGTAAGTATCTGACTATTTGCGAGGGTGAAATTGATGCCCTCTCGATTTCAGAGATGTTCGATGGCAAGTGGCAGGTAGTATCACTCAAGAACGGAGCGTCATCTGCATCACGTGACATCAAAGAGAATCTAGAATACATAGAATCCTTTGATAATATAGTCTTGTGTTTCGACCAAGACCAAGCCGGTAATGATGCTGTCAAGGCTGTTCAGGATATTATATCTGTTGGTAAGCTGAAAGTTTGTAAGCTACCTATGAAGGACGCTAGTGATATGCTAGTCAACGGTAAGGTCAAAGAGTTTACTAATGCTTGGTGGTCTGCTGAATCTTATACTCCGGCAGGAATTGTCAGAGGTAAAGATACTTGGGAACATCTATTAAAAGACGAGAACCTAGTGACTGTCGACTATCCTTGGGAAGGTCTTAACAAACTGACGTATGGCTTTCGTGCTAAGGAACTAGTGACTATCACCAGTGGCTCAGGTATGGGTAAGACTAGTGTTGTCAAGGAACTAGAAGCATACATACTTGATAAGACTGATGACAACCTAGCTATCATTCACTTGGAAGAATCAATAGAGCGTAGTGTTAAAGGCTTGATGTCTATAGAAGCCAACGCACCTATACATATCCCACAGTATGAGCGTGAACTTAGTGACGAGGACAAGAAAGCATTGTGGCAGAAGTCTGTCGGTGATAAGAATGTTTTCTTCTATGACCACTTCGGCAGTATGTCTGAGGATTCCTTGCTCAATGTAATCAGAACTTATGCTAAGTCTTATGACTGTAAGTGGATTGTGTTAGACCACCTATCAATCGTAGTCAGTGACCAAGACGGTATACTTGACGAGCGTAAGGCAATTGATGCCATTATGACTAAGCTTAGGAAGATAGTACAGGAGACTGGCGTAGGCTTGTTCCTTATATCTCACCTCAGACGACCACAAGGTAAGCCGCACGAAGAAGGTGGACAGGTGAGCCTATCAGAACTTAGAGGTTCCGCAGCAATTGCCCAGTTATCTGACATAGTTATAGGCTTAGAGCGTAACCAACAAGATGATGACCCTGTCATTCGCAATCAAACTACACTGCGTGTGATTAAGAATAGGTTCTCAGGTCTGACAGGTAAAGCTTGTAAGTTATATTACAATGCAGAAACAGGTAGATTATCGGAGGTAATGGATGAAGTCGACAGCTTTTTTTGATATAGAAACTGACGGGCTCAACGCTACTAAGATACATTGCATATGTGCGATGCTTAATGACGGTGAGTCTACTGTATATAATTTTATAGGAGACAATTCAGATGGATTATTTCGAGACTGGTTGGCATCAGAGGATGTCGGTACTCTTGTTGGACACAACATTATTGGCTTTGATGTTCCTGTTCTGCGTAGGCTTAGTAGCTTTCGTTGGGACTTTAATCTTCGGGACACTTTGGTTCTTAGTCGACTACACAATCCTAGCCTTGACGGTGGACATAGTCTAAGGTCTTGGGGTGAGCGACTTGGTAACTATAAGGACGACTATCAAGGTGGTTGGGAAGAGTATAGCCAAGAGATGTTATCTTATTGCCAACAAGATGTTCGTGTCACTAAGGCTTTGTATGAGCGTCTAAATGATGACACCGGTGTCAACAATAATGCAGTAGATTTAGAACATAACACTGCTAACATCATTAAGACACAGACCGACAACGGTATGCAACTCAACGAGAGCAGAGCATATGAGTTGTTAGCTGAGATGAAAGAGAAAGTGTTTGACATAGAGGACGAGGTACACAAGAGATTTAAACCTCTGCCTGTATGGGTTAGCTTACCACACCCTAAAGAAAAGAAACACAACAAAGATGGGAGTATATCTAAAAGGTATCAAGCACAACTAGATAGAGGTGCTAGGCGTTATATTGGTGATGATATAGCAGGTCACAGAACTCCAGAATTTAATGACCCTTACATACAAGATAGTATAGAGGTGGGTGATTGGGGTTACTTTGAACACCCTGAGTTTAATCTTGGCTCACGCCAGCAGATAGCTAAGTATCTACAGCACTTTGGTTGGAGACCTATGGCTTTTACTGAGAAGGGTAGTGTTATCGTTGATGAAAAGGTTCTTAAGAATATTAAGATACCCGAAGCACAGTTGATTGTTGACTACCTTACTATTACCAAGCGTGTTGCTATGGTTAAGAGTTGGGTTGAAGCTATCAACGAAGATACAGGTAGGATACACGGTAATGTTAATCCTTGCGGTGCAGTGACAGGACGTATGACACACTCCAAGCCTAACTGTGCTCAAGTCCCTGCGACTAGGCACGACAAGAAAACCGGTGAAATACTTTGGGGTTTCGAGGGTGGCTATGGTGCTGACTGTCGTGACTTGTGGACTGTGCCTGATGGCTATAGTTTAGTAGGTTGTGATGCCAGTGGTCTAGAACTTAGGATGCTCGCTCACTATATGAATGATGCTAAGTATACTAATGAGATACTTACTGGTGATATTCATACTGCTAATCAGAAGTCAGCAGGACTACAGACAAGAGACCAAGCTAAGACTTTTATCTATGCGTTCCTTTATGGTGCAGGTGATGCTAAGATTGGTGAGGTTGTAGGAGGTGGGTCATATCTAGGACGTAAACTTAAGAAGAACTTTCTTGATAATACTCCTTCTTTAAAATTACTAAGAACTAAGGTCACTAAATCCAGTGAGAAAGGATGGGTGACTGGGTTAGATGGACGTAAGCTACACATACGTTCTCAACACTCAGCTCTTAACACTCTACTTCAGAGTGCAGGTGCTGTGATTATGAAGAAAGCGTTGGTGTTACTAGATGCATATGCTACACAGTACAAGATAGATTATAAGTTTGTACTCAATGTGCACGATGAATTCCAGTGTGAGGTCAGAGATGACCAAGCTGATTTCTTCGGTGGTCTAGCGGTAGGGTCTATCGTACAAGCAGGTAAGTCTTTTAAACTAAACTGTCCACTGGACGGTGAATATAAGGTAGGTAAAACGTGGCAACAAACACACTAGGAACAAAAGTAACATATTTAAAGAATGATACGGTCAAACTAGTAATGTCTATGGACGATTATAGAACATTACTGCAAGGAAACATTGATTTAAAAAGTGCAGTTGAAATGATGGGTGAATGTCATACGATATACTTGGAGGATTTAGGAACTCTAGATGCTCTTGAGTGGAAGATGGCAAAGGTTCTTGGCTTTAAGCGTAAGAGAAGCCCTTCTACTGGCGGAGATGGTGGATATTATTTCGGTAGTTATGTTCTTAGTAACCATATATATGCGGAGAAAGATTAATGAAAAGTACAGAAACTTTAGTAGACGACATATATCGTATGATTGACACCAAGGTAATACCTAAAGGTGTAGATGTCGAAGAAGCAATAGAAACATTTGGTGAGAACTGCAAACAGATGATGCGTAACAACATCACAGAGAGTAAGTTTGATAGACGTAAATTACGTATGTCTAACATAGGTAAGAAAGATAGACAGTTATGGTACTCATACAATGGGTACAAAGGTGAGGAGCTTATGCCCCACACTAGAATCAAGTTCCTCTATGGTCACTTGATTGAAGAACTAGCTCTCGCTCTTACTAAACTATCCGGACACAGCGTTACTGATACTCAGAAGAAAGCAGAGGTTGCCGGTATCAAAGGTTCTATGGACTGTAAGATTGATGGTGTACTAACTGATGTTAAGTCATCATCACCTTATGGGTTCAAGAAATTCAAGGATGGCTCACTTATTAATGATGACCCTTTTGGATACGTAGACCAAATCAAAGGCTACGCTCACTCTGAGAAGACTAAAGATGTAGGTTGGTTAGTAATGGATAAGACTAATGGACACCTGACATATCTAAAGTATGATATGGAAGACGAGTCTAAATGGTACTGGACTAAGCTTAACTTCTTCTCGATAGTAGATAGGATTAAGAATATTAAGAGAGTAGTTAAACAAGCAGAGCCACCTAAGAGATGTTATGAACCTATACCTGATGGTAAGTCAGGCAATATGAAACTTGCTGTAGGCTGTAGCTACTGTGCTTACAAGCAACAGTGCTGGGGTGACGAGCTTAGAACTTTTATTTATTCTACTGGTCCTCGCTACTTAGTAAAGGTAGAGAACGTACCATCTGTACTGGAGGTTGATAAAGATGGCAACAAAATTTCGGAGTAAGCTAGAGAAGGAATGTTCAGAAGCTCTTGGTAAAGAGTGGTTGTATGAGCCTTGTAGAATAGCCTATACAATACGTAAGAACTATACTCCTGACTTTGTTAAGGGTAAGTATCATATAGAAGTTAAAGGATTCTTTAGAAGTGGGGACAGACAGAAGTATAAATCTATTGCTGAGCAAATGACATTTGAAGGCAAAGAATTAATCTTCCTTATGCCTAGACCTGATGCTAAGGTAGCCAAGGGTAATAAGATTACTTATAGACAGTGGTGTGATAAGTATAATATTAAAATATTTTCAACAAAAGAAATAAAGGAGCTAAAAGAATGGACGAAGATAACATAAATCCTAACCATTACAAGCGTGGTAATATAGAATGTATTGACTTTATTCTAGACCAAAATATGGATTATCTCACCGCCAGTATTTGTAAATATGTTTTTAGGTGGCGTGATAAGAATGGTGTAGAAGATTTGAAGAAGGCTCGGTGGTTCTTAGATAAACTTATAGAGCACGAAGGAGGTCAGTATGGCTCTAACACTGAATGAACTAAAGGAACGTATAGTTCAAGAGATAGTAGACCCTTGTACTCTGTGTGAAATCTTAGACATAACAACAGAAGATTTGCTACACGAGTTCGAGGATAAATTAATGGATAAACGAGAGGAGTTTGAAGATGAAGATGATGATGATATCAATTGAAAGTTTTGCACTACTGATGTCAACTCTATTAATAATAGGAGGTTTCTTATTATGGAGACACGGTACTAAGTGTTATGACAGAGGACTAATGGATGCTGTCTTGATGCACAGAGAAGGAAGGCTACACTATAATACTTATTTAGATGACAATGGCGACAAGATGGTCAACATTGAAATCGACCCAATAGAAGGAGAAGATTAAATTGAACACATTACCAAATGATTACCAAAACTTTATAGCACTTAGTAGGTACGCCCGATGGCTACCTGAGAAGAAGAGACGAGAGACGTGGGCAGAGACTGTCGCTCGTTACTTTGATTTTATGGAAGTACATCTCAAAGAGAATACTAACCAAGAGCTAGTACCTAAGACTCGTAAGGTACTTGAGGATGCTGTACTTAACTTAGAAGTTATGCCTAGTATGCGAGCCTTGATGACAGCAGGACCTGCTCTAGCTAAGAACCACATAGCAGGATACAACTGTGCTTACCTTAGTGTCGACCATCCTAAAGCATTTGATGAATGTCTGTTTGTCTTGATGCACGGTACTGGTGTAGGCTTTAGTGTTGAGCGTCAGTTCGTTAACAAGCTACCTGAAGTACCGACAGATATGGTAGAAGTAGATGATACTATAGTAGTCCAGGATTCTAAGGAAGGCTGGCAGTCTGCATTTCGCAAGCTAATCACTTACTTGTATGATGGTGAGATGCCCAAGTGGGACTTTTCTAATGTCAGACCTAAAGGTGCTAGGCTCAATACTTTTGGTGGTAGAGCTAGTGGTCCTGAGCCTCTATTAGATTTGTTTAACTTCTCTACTAACATCTTCAAGGAAGCAGGTGGTCGTAAGCTAACAAGCTACGAGTGTCACCGTATGATGTGTAAGATAGCAGAGGTAGTTGTAGTTGGTGGTGTACGCAGGTCAGCTCTTATGTCTCTATCTAATCTAACTGACGAACGTATGCGTGGTGCTAAGTCTGGTCAGTGGTGGTCAGTCACACCTGAAATGGCATTGAGTAACAACAGTGTATGCTACACAGAGAAGCCCGACATTGGCATTTTTATGAAAGAGTGGACATCATTATATGAGTCTAAGTCTGGTGAGCGTGGTATCTTTAATAGAGAAGCAGCAATTAAACAGGTAGCTAAAAATGGTAGACGTGATACTAACCACGACTTTGGATGTAATCCTTGTAGTGAAATACTACTGAGAGATGGGCAGTTCTGTAATCTAACTGAGGTAGTAGTAAGAGCAGAAGACACACAGAAGGATATACTCCGTAAGGTTAGACTAGCTACTATACTCGGTACATTTCAATCATCACTAACTAACTTTAAACGCTTGCGCCCTAAGTGGGTACACAATACAGAAGAAGAAGCACTACTTGGTGTATCTCTTACTGGTATTATGGACAACAGCTTTATGAATGGTAGTAATACAGATAGAGGACACCACGGTAAGCGCAGTCTTCCTGATTTTCTATCTGACCTTCGCAAAGAAACAGTAGTAACAAATAAACATTGGGCTGAACTAATGGGTATCAATCAATCTACTGCTACTACTGCTATTAAACCTAGTGGTACAGTCAGTCAGTTAGTTGATAGCGCTAGTGGTATACATACTAGACACAATGATTACTACCTACGTAGAGTTAGAGCAGATGCTAAAGACCCAATAGCACAGCTTATGGAAGACCAAGGCATACCTTGTGAAGCTGATGTAATGAAACCTAATAGTGTTAAGGTATTTACCTTCCCTATGAAAGCACCTGAAGGAGCTATACTTAGGAATGACAGGACTGCTTTAGAACAGCTAGAGCTATGGCTTACTTACCAAAGATACTACTGTGAGCATAAGCCTAGTGTAACCATTAGTGTTAGAGAGCACGAGTGGATGGAAGTAGGGGCGTGGGTATACAAACACTTTGATGAAGTGTCAGGTGTAAGTTTCCTACCACACTCTGACCACTCATATCAGCAAGCACCATACGAAGACTGTACTAAAGCAGAGTACACAGCACTGGCTAAGAAGATGCCTAAGTCTGTGAACTGGGACTTAATCAGTGAGTATGAGCTTACAGATATGACAGTGGGTACTAAAGCATTAGCCTGTACTGGTAGTGTGTGTGAGTTAGTTGACCTAGTAGAAGAAGAGAGGGATGTAGAATGAACCTTCTAATAATAATACTAGTAGGCGTAGGGCTTGTGCTTGTTGACGACAACCCTAAAGACTTACCAACAATAGTTGAGGAGCAGTTAATCTGTAAACCTTTTGATTCTAATATGTGTGACGGATGGAGAAAAGAATGATATATAAAATAAGAGATTTAATTATGTTATTAATAGCAGGTACAACAGCAGGTTGTATGGTGTATGTAGTTATGTTTTTAAATGCACTACAGAAAGGATGGCTTGTATGAATGAGACTAAAGTTATAGAAGCACTCAACGGTTTGCAGTATAACTTT